CACGGAAGCTCCCGCCGATCTCTATCAATTTGTAGCGGATCAAGTATCAGAAGAATTAAAGAAGAAAGCTAAGAAGGGCGATCACATCGCGACTGAATGGTTGAAGCTGGGCATCACACGCAAGCTTACTAAACGACCCGTCATGGTTAAACCCTACGGCGGTACTCGTCAGTCTTGTCGCGACTATGTACACGATTGGTTCAGAGACATGTGTCTTGAACGCGACATCGACCCGTTTGGAAGCGAGACAACAACAGCAGTCAGTCAGTTATCAATGGTCGTGTGGAAAGCGATGGACGAATGTCTAAGCCGACCTAACGCCGTCATGGCGTGGCTTCAACAATGTGCAAGAACGTTAGCACGTGAAGGTAAAGCGATTGAATGGACGACACCACTTGGTTTTAAAGTACGACAAAAATATTTGAACGCTAAATCAGCACGGATTAACACGATGTTAGGCGACAAGTTATCGTTTGTCCGATGGAGAGAACCGCTGAACGAACTTGATAGTAAGCGACAAGCTAATGGTATCAGTCCTAATTATGTACACAGCCTTGACGCTACGATTGCACACAAGACTACGAACGAGGCGAAGAAGTTGGGCATCCGTTCACTCGCTATGGTACACGATAGCTTCGCAACACACTCGACAAACAGCGAAGCTTTAAGCGGGATCATACGAAGAGAAACTGCAAACACTTTCAACGAGGACTTACTTCTTAAATTCAAGGATGAAGTCCAAACACAAACCAAAGAAGAACTACCAGACCTACCTCCTTACGGAACTCTTGATCCGCTTGAGGTGCTAGGCTCTGACTATTTCTTCGCATAACAACGACGCTTAAAAGGAGCGATTAATGACCAGATATAATATGAAGACAATAACCACACCAACAGGAACAGCAAGATACTGCTACCTCACAAACCCATCGAAAGGCGAATATGATTCAGAGTATGGAACGTACCGTACTGAGTTGATATTAGATAAAGCTGATTGGGATAAGTTAAAAGCACAGGTACAACCTGAGTACGAAGCCGCTTACCTCGCCGAGAACACCAAGCAAGGTAAAGAACTAAAGAAAGCAAACCTTCCATTCGTTATCGACGGAGAAGATCACATCGTAAAGTTAAAGATGAAAGCGGGTGGTAAACGACGTGACGGTACTGAGTATAAGTTACAAGTGGCGTTGTTCGACAGCCAAGGTAACCCGATGAAAGGCGATGACATCGTCGGTGGTGGTAGCCGTATCAAGATTGGAATGAAGATGAGGTTTTGGTATGTCGCCGCACATGGATTCGGCATGACACTCGAACCACAAGGCGTTCAAGTACTCGAACTAGCGGCTGTCGGAACAAGTGAGAAAGCAACATCCTATGGATTCACCGCAGAAGAAGGTGGATATACAAACGGAGGAGAAACATTCGAGAATACTCTCGATCAACCAGAAACAAATGCCGAGGAAACCAAGCAAGAAGCGCCCCTGTCGGCGGACTTCTAAGTATCGTTCTGGATTTGAAGCAAAGACCGCCTATTGGTTAGAGCGGAACGGCATCAAGTTCGGGTACGAAACTGTGAAGATCGAATACAGGAAACTATCAACGTACACACCTGACTTTATTCTACCAAACGGAATTATAGTAGAGACTAAAGGACTATGGACGAGTGAAGACAGAACCAAACATCTCCTTATTCGAGAACAACATCCCGAACTTGATGTCCGTCTTTGTTTTATGAACGCGTCAAACAAGATACGCAAAGGTTCTAAAACAACATACGCAAAATACTGCGAACAGAAAGGACTCAAATACTGTGACAAAACAATACCGAAATCATGGCTGAATACCAAGAAATCCACACGTCCTGTTCCGCCTGTGGTTCAAGTGACGGACGATCTACCTACGTAGACGGATCAAGTCATTGCTTCAGCTGTGGAAAGAACACTCAACCCAACAAAAATGAAAAACAAAAAATGGAAGAACAACCAACGACCAAAACTAATAAAGCGTCGTTTGTAAGTAACGGCAAGACCACCGCTTTAACACGAAGAAACCTGACGGAAGAGACGTGTAAGAAGTGGGGATACCAAGCGGCAGACGTCGATGGACAGATGGTTCAAGTCGCAAACTACCGTACTCGTGACGGCAAGTTATGCGGACAGAAGATTAGATACGCTGACAAATCATTCAAGGTGCGTGGCGAACTGATCGGACTATACGGACAACATCTGTGGCGAGACAGCGGTAAGCGAGTCGTCGTAACCGAAGGAGAGATCGACGCTTTAAGCGTGTCCCAAGCGTTTAACAATCGCTGGGCAGTCGTATCTGTACCACACGGTGCTGGCGGAGCTAAGAACAACGTTGCTCAAGCACTCGATTGGCTTGAACGATATGAAGAAGTGGTGTTTATGTTTGATATGGACGACCCAGGACGCAAGGGAGCGGCAGAATGTGCGGCTCTTCTAACTCCTGGACGTGCAAAGATAGCAGAGCTACCGCTTAAAGACCCGAACGACATGTTAAAAGCGAACCGTGCAAAGGAGATTGTAACCGCAGTCTTTGAAGCGCGTGAGTATCGCCCCGATGGTATCGTTGGTGCTGAAGAACTATGGGAAAAGATAAGCGAAGTAAATAACACGGAGTCTCAACCGTACCCGTACACATCCTTGAACGACATGACACACGGTATAAGGCGAGGAGAACTCGTCACGATATGCGCGGGTAGTGGGATTGGGAAGTCTCTGTTCTGTCGTGAGGTTGCGTATTCATTATTAGAGCGTGGCGAAACAGTCGGTTACATCGCGCTTGAAGAGTCAGTCAGGCGGACGGCTTTAGGTATAATGGGACTACACGTTAACAAACCGCTTCATCTCGAAAAGGAAATACATCATGAATCGTTACGACCTACGTTTGAAGAGACGGTAGGGAACGGACGCTTCTTTACCTACGATCACTTCGGAAGTTGTGACAGCGATAATCTACTCAATCGAATTAGATACCTATGCAAAGGACTAAATTGTAAGTGGATATTTCTTGATCATTTATCGATAGTGGTAAGTGGGTTTGAAGGTGATGACGAACGACGCTTGATTGACAACACGATGACACGACTACGTTCTCTCGTCGAAGAGACGCAATGTGGCATGGTATTAGTCAGTCATCTAAAGCGACCTCCAGGCGCTGGACACGAGGAAGGGGCGATCACATCGCTTGCACATCTTCGAGGTTCACACGCCATACCGCAACTGTCTGACATGGTTATTGGATTAGAACGTAATCAACAATCAGAAGCAGACGCAAACCAAACACGTATAAGAGTGTTGAAGAACCGATTCTCAGGCGAGACAGGACTAGCTTCGACACTACATTTCAACCAACAAACAGGAAGATTAAATGAACATGATAACTCGTTTCTTAAAACTAATAACCATACTACCGAAGCCTCGTCACAGCCGTTCTGATTACGCAACGCTGTTTCGAGCGATCCGTCTTGTCGAAAGTGGTGGTGCTTATGATGCGCCTTATGCCGTCGGTGACAGCGGTCGATCAATCGGTCCTTATCAAATAAGCTTTGGCTATTGGCTCGACGCTTATAACTACGATCAATCAATCGACGGAACGTGGGCAATGTGTGTTGATCAGATATACGCCGAACAGGTGATGATGGCATATTGGAAAAGACACGCATCAGAACACGACACTTGGGAAGTCTTAGCACGTATACACAACGGCGGACCAAAAGGTTACCACAAAGTTGAAACACAAGAATACTGGAAGAAAGTTGTACGCTACCTATGAACAATATGAACAGAACATTATACTTCGACATCGAGACTAATGGGTTGGAAGACTTCGTAACACTTGATGATTTACATACCGTTCATTGCTTGAGCGTTTATAACCCGATGAAGCAACAGATGTTGACCTTCGATAAAGAAAGTATGCAACAAGGTTTACACCTACTTGATAGCGCTGAGACAATCGTCGGACACAACATCATAGGCTTTGATGTACCAGCGTTGACTAAGCTGTATGGATGGTCGCCTAAAGCGCGTCTGTTGGACACAGCAGTAACGACACGTTGCGTACATTCTGATTTGTTCAAACTCGATATGGTACGTAAGGACTTCCCGAAAGAATATTGGGGATCGCACAGCTTGAAAGCGTGGGGTAATCGTTTAGGCGTGTCTAAGATGGAGTTTGATTCCGATAACTTCGATGTGTATACGGAAGAGATGCGTAAGTATTGTGAACGCGATGTAATTGTGACACACGCTATTGGCGCTTACCTTCGCGATGAAGAGCCTGACAATCGTATGTTAAACCTCGAACATCAATTCGCTAGGGTAATACGTAAACAGGAACTTGCGGGGTTTGCCTTTGACGAAGATAAAGCTGACAAGTTAATACAAGTATTGACGACCCGACGTGCTGAACTACTCGATAATTTACAGAAGACGTTTCCACCTGTAGTCGAAGAGATGAAGACACCCGAAGGATGGGAAATAGAGATCGACGGTAGACAATTCTTTGGTGTGACTAAAGCGGCGTTAAAGAAGATACTGAAAGAAGACGGACAAGTACAAGCACTCGCTAACAAGGCGACTAAGCTAGGTAACAAGACTAAGAACATACCGTTTAATCCAGGCAGTCGCGATCAGATAGCCGCACGTTTAAAAGAACTAGGTTGGAAACCTGTACACTTCACACCCGACGGTAAACCTAAGATCGACGAAGCCGTGCTTAAAAGCGTCAAGCATCCGTCGGCTGATCTACTCCTAGAATACTTAATGGTTGTTAAACGTCTAGGCATGTTAGCCGAAGGCGACAACGCTTGGATCAAGCGCGTTCGTAACGGACGTATACACGGCAAGGTAAACACCAACGGAACAGTCACAGGTCGTTGTACTCATAGCTATCCTAACATCGCACAAGTACCAGCAGTACGCGCACCCTACGGTAAGGAGTGTCGTGAGCTGTTTAAAGCGCGTGATGGCTACGTACTTGTCGGTTGCGATGCGAGTGGACTTGAACTGCGTATGCTTGCGCATTACCTTGCGGGCTTTGACGGCGGACAATACGGACGTAAATTATTACAAGAAGACATTCACACCGTTAATCAACAAGCGGCTGGATTAAAGACACGCGATCAAGCGAAGTCATTTATTTACGCATTTTTATATGGTGCGGGTGACGGTAAGATTGGAGAGATCGTAGGCGGTACAGCACGTGAAGGTAAAGCTTTGAAGCAACGATTCCTTACATCTCTTCCCGCTTTAAACGCGTTGAAGAAAGCCGTTGAATCAAAGGTCAAACGTAGTGGCTTCTTACGCGGATTAGACGGACGCATACTACCGATACGCTCCGAACATTCTGCGCTTAACACGCTGTTACAATCGGCGGGTGCAGTCGTGATGAAGCAAGCATTGGTCAGTTTAAACACACACCTAGCGACAAGTAACTGGCGATCTATGCACGACTATACATTCGTAGCTAACATACACGACGAGTTCCAAACGGAAGTTAAACCAGAACTCGCAGATCAATTCGGCAAGACTGCATGTATTGCGATACGAGAAGCTGGTAAACATTTAAAGATGAAGTGTCCGTTGGACGGTGAGTACAAGGTCGGTAACAACTGGGCAGAAACTCACTAATACTACACGTGAGAACTTGTACGACTTGTCATAAGAAGTATCCCCTTACCGAGTTTTATAAAAACAACGCAAGGGCAGACGGTCTAACGACAAGATGTAAAGCATGTAGTCGTGCGAATAAAAGAAAGCACGGACGTAAGGCTAATTTAAAAAAGCGATACAACTTATCGACTGAAGAATACGAATACATGTCGTTCAAGCAAGGACACAAGTGCGCGATATGCGACGAAACCTCCGATAAAAAACTAAGTGTAGATCACGATCACAAGACAGAAGTGATAAGGGGACTGTTGTGTAACACCTGTAACACAGCGCTTGGTCAATTTAAAGACGATCCCACAATTATTCTTAAAGCGTACAACTACCTCACGATACACAACCACAACCAACAACAACAAAAAGGAAATAAATGACAACGACATTATTAATAGACGCCGACGTACTGGCGTATCAATCTGCGTTCACAGCGCAAGCTAACATCCAATGGAAGGAAGACCTATGGACGGTACATACTGACCTTGCCATTGCGAAGACATGGATTGTTGATCGACTTGAAACGTTTAAAAAACGCATGAAAGCGGACGACTTTATCCTTGCTATATCCGATAAGAACAACTTCAGACGTAAGCTTAACAGCGAGTACAAAGCGAACAGACGATCTAAGTTTGCACCGATAGGACTCGACCCGATACGCGCTTGGCTCGCCGAAGAATACGGTACTGTTATCTATCCTAACCTTGAAGCTGACGATGTACTCGCGATCCTAGCGACGGAACGACCGAACCGAAAGGACAAGCGTATCATCGTTAGTATTGATAAAGACTTCAAGTCTGTACCCTGTGCGTTCTACGACTTCAACCGTGGTGAGTTACACGAGACAACCAAAGAACAAGCGGATCATTATCACTTGATGCAGACACTAGCGGGCGATCCTGTTGACGGATACAAAGGCGTTCCAGGCATAGGCGTTAAGTCAGCGGGTAAGCTACTCGACATATACGGAGCGACTTGGGACACCGTTCTTAACGCGTATAAGAAGGCACACATGACCGAACAAGACGCGCTTATGAACGCGTGGATGGCGTATCTTATTCGTAAGGACGAGTATAATAATAAACAAAAGCAGATTAAATACCTATGGATGCCGTCGTGCTTTGACGAAAAACAAAAGCGAAAGTACAGTCAGTTAATACATCAAGTCACTGGCGATTTAGATGAAGATTTGTCTCGACAAAAGCCTTTTGATCCGATTAGTTTTTAGGCAGTGGACAACCGTATTAGAAAACTTCCCGACTTGAGCCGCGATTTAATCGACGTTTTAGACGAGCGATTTCCGCTTCGTTTACCCGATCCGAAGGATAACGAACGAGAGATATGGATCAAGGTCGGTCAACGTAAAGTCATCGAGTTCCTTATAGACACTTATGACGAACAACATAAAACATTAATAAGTCCCAAGGAATAATTAACCATGTGCTTTCCATCACCTAATTTTGTAAAACCCGCTCCACCTCCACCACCTCCTCCGCCTCCAACGCAGACAGCGGCGGTCGTTAAGCCAGCGGGTAAGCGCGGTTCATCTTCGTCTAAAAGACGTCGCGGTACTGCACAGTTAACACGTCCTTCGATGGGTGGAAGCTACTCAGGAAGTGGCGTCAATTTACCTACTTAATATAATACACAGAAAGAATAATCATCATGGCATTAAAATCACTCCAGAAAATCACGCTCTTGTCCGCTGTATCGGCGACAGGTGCGGGCAGTTCCTTTAGCGTTGAACGCTCGAAAGGCTGGACATTTACCGTTGCATCAAGCTCAGTTACGAGCGGTGGTACTGTAGATGTTGAAGCGTATATCGGCGGCGGATGGCGCGTAATCCACAGCGAAGCGGTAACAGCCGACGGTAACGTAACCGTAAGAGACGACCACGGACATTATGAAAAGATACGAGGTAATGTATCCGCTCGTACCGATGGTACTTACAGCTTATTCGCAACAGGTACTACAGACTCCTTGTAAGATATGTCGTTATCGTTCCCGACTACCACGCTTAAAAAACCAAGCGGTTTAAAAGCGACAAGCGGTATTAAACGTCCCGCCTTTGGCGCGCTTTATGGGTTCGATTCAAGCGGTGACGACGCGGGTGGTGGAGCTTCATTCACAAACCAATACAGCGTTAGCTTTGACGGTACGGACGATTATATCAACATACCACATAACTCTGTATTTAACATAACAGGCTCAATAACTATTTCTGCTTGGTTCAAACTTGACTCTAATAGCCAGTACATGACCTTTTTATCGAAGAGAGCATCTGGTAGTGTAGCTTTTCAATTTTACAATACTTTGACAGGGGCGGGGTATGATGGAAACCTTCGATTCGCACCAGGAGACGGAAGTGCTTATGCTGGTAATTCTCAAATCCCTACAGGATCATGGAATCATGGGGCTATCGTGGTAGATAATAACTCTTATACATTTTATTTAAACGGAAATGTAGATGGTACAGGTTCGTTCACTTTAAATACTACTAACTCAGCCGACTTGACGATAGGTAGGTTAGGTGACACATCAAACTATGGTGACGGGAATGTGGACGAAGTAGCTATTTTTAATACTGCCCTTTCTTCATCCGACATAACCGCAATCTATAATAGTGGATTACCAGCAGACATATCTTCACTTAATCCTGTAGGATGGTGGAGAATGGGAGATGGAACGGAAGCTGGTAGTGGAACGACTGTCTTTGATATGTCCACCAATTCAAACAATGGCACACTAACCAACGGTCCAACCTTTTCAACCACAGTACCATCTTAAATTATGAGCAGAAAATATGTAATATTAAATACGGACGAAGTTAGTTCCGTTGATTTTAGTAAGGTCGAGGAAACAAGCGAAAATACACTGAGATACTCACTCGATGGTACAAAGACATTTGTTAAGTATGATGGTGCAAAACCTGGGTTTCTTTACGGGAAGGATACTTATACACAAGCAGAGATACTCGCAATACTAGCGACTGACGAGTGGACTTCTGGCGAACCTTTTTAATATATGCAATACGAAACGGCTCAAAGCCTATACACTCAGCTTGAAGGACAGCGTTGGTCGTTCTTAGATCGCGCTAGAACGTCTGCTGAGTTGACGATACCTTACGTTCTTCCACCCGAAGGACACGGTCCTCATACGAAGTACTATACGCCTTATCAAGGTATAGGTGCGCGTGGTGTAAACAATTTAGCGTCTAAGTTATTACTCGCTTTACTACCGCCTAACGCGCCTTTCTTTCGTTTGGTCATCGACCGATACGAGCTTGAAAAAGCGAAAGCAGAAATGGGCGAGGAGCAAGGCGAACAGTTACGCACCGATCTTGAAAAAGCTTTAAGCGATGTTGAACGAGCAGTAAGTCAAGAGGTCGAAGTAGAAGCGTTTCGAGTCGGTGTGTTTGAAGCTTTAAAGAATTTATTGGTTAGCGGTAACACGCTTTTATACATGCCTGACGATGGTGGTATGCGTGTGTTCCGTCCAGACAGATACGTCGTTAAACGCGATGCGATGGGCAATGTCACGCATATAGCTGTGAAGGAAACTGTTGCACCGTTCATGCTTCCCGAAGAAGTACGCCAAGAAGTATACAAGGAATCAAAGGATAACAACTGCGACTTATACACGAGTATTGTTCGTGAAGGTGACAAGTTCATCGTTCAACAGGACGTCAAAGGAATTGTCATTGAAGAGTCGAAAGGATCGTATTCTATCGACAAGTCGCCTTGGATACCGTTGAGATATACACGCATTGATGGCGAAGACTACGGACGTGGATTTGTTGAAGAGTACATAGGCGATCTTAAATCGCTTGAAGCGCTGACTAAAGCAATTGTAGAAGGTAGTGCCGCCGCCGCCAAGGTGTTGTTTATGATTAATCCTAACGGTACTACTCGCGCGCGTACGTTGGCTGAAGCGCCTAACGGTGCGATTGTACAAGGTAGTGACGGCGATGTATCCGTTTTACAACTTAATAAGTTTAATGATTTTCGTGTAGCTGAATCGGTAAGTGCTAAAATACAAGACCGTTTATCTCACGCTTTCCTTTTGAATAGTTCCGTGGTGCGTGATGCCGAACGAGTTACCGCTGAAGAAATACGCATGTTAAGCCAAGAACTTGAAGCGGCATTGGGCGGACTCTATTCAATCCTTTCACAGGAGTTCCAACTTCCGCTTGTATCGCGTCTCATGGACAGGATGAGTAAGAAGGATCGCCTTCCTAAACTTCCGAAGGACATTGTTAAACCTACCATAGTAACAGGCGTTGAAGCGCTTGGACGTGGTAATGATCTTAATCGTCTTGATATGTTCCTAGCTGGAGCGTCACAAGTCGTCGGTCCTGACTCCGTTATGCAGTACGTCAATGTAAGTGATTACTTTAAACGACGTGCTACCGCGTTAGGAATCGAGACCGAAGGATTGATTAAGTCGGAAGAAGAAATTCAACAACAGATGCAACAGGCTCAACAACAGGAAATGATGATGAAGCTTGGAGCGCCCGCTGTAGCGCCGACTATAAACGCTATCGCTGATCAACAATCACAAGAACAATAACACAACCAAACCACGTGAAAGAATACAATTATGGCAGATTACCAAAAAGTCGAAATAAACGAAAAAGCACCTAACGAGATTGAACCCGATCAACAGCAAACAGAGACGGTTGAAGAACCTCAAGTCGAGCAAGAACGCCCAGAATGGCTACCAGAGAAGTTTAAGTCAGCGGAAGACCTCGTCAAAGCCTACGGAGAACTTGAGTCCAAAATGGGCAAAGGCGAACCAGTTGCCGAAGAGCAAGAAGTCGAAGAAGAAGTAACAGAAACTGAACCATCGACGGAATCAAACGAAGCACAAACTTTAATCACAGACGCATCGAAGGAATTTTTTGAGAATGACGGTAAACTTACAGATGAAACGTATGAAGCGTTGGCTAAAGTCGGTCTTAACCGCGAGTTGGTCGATAGCTTTGCACGTGGTCAAGCGGCTCTACAAGACAGCGAATCAACTACGATTAAAAGCGCGGCAAATGGTGAATACGATACTATGTCGGAATGGGCGGGCGAAATGCTGTCGGACGAAGAAATGAACACTTTTAACGACGTTGTAAACAATGGAACTGTTGAACACGCCAAGCTCGCTGTAAGCGGTTTGTATGCGCGTTATAAGAACGAGACAGGTGGTCAAGGACCAAAGCTTGTCACGGGCAATACGACAGGTACATCGACAATGCCGTATCAATCTATGCAAGAAGTGAGTCGAGCAATGCAAGACCCACGATATAAAAGCGGCGATAAGGCGTATCACGCCGAGGTAGACCGTCGATTGGCGGTATCCAATATCTGATATGTTTGAACTCTTAACACTCTTTCTAACAGGCGGTGGAAGTGCCGCTATGGGAAGCGTGTTAAAGGGCGTCTTTGGCGCGTTGGTAGACGGTCGTCAACATCGGTTTGAACTCGAAATGGCAAGGGAGGCACGTAATAATGAACAAGCAGTTAAGTTTCAAGAAAGTATCAATAGCGGGGATGCTGGCGGTTTTGTCCGTGGCACTCGTCGTATGCTTGCTCTTATCGGGATGTCAACGCTCTCGTTCGTCACTTGCATCACAGCCATTTATCCAACCGTCCCACTTGTCTCCGTCACTAACATCACAGGAGAAGGACGGAACGAACTTTTATTCGGACTCATCAGTCTTCAAGCAAGCCAAGCCCCTTTGGTTGTTACAACAGGACATATCGCGCTCTTTCAAGCAACCGTAGTTCTGCCAATGATCGTGGGGTTTTACTTCACGCCTGGAGGACGAAGATAACACTTTTTTAGACGAAGCAAAAGACAGCCCCGTGCGCGGGACAACTGACCGACTAGCAACGACTAATAATACTAATACTAATATTAACTCTATATAAATAGGAGAACTTAAATTATGGCTAATGGAGATACATCTCCCTCACGCGTCGGTCAGATTAATTCAAGTGGAGCGGCTGATGCCCTTTTCTTGAAGAAGTTTGCTGGCGAAATATTAACGACCTTTGAAGAAAATAACATCTTCAAACCTTTGCATACGATCCGTACTATCGAGAATGGTAAGAGCGCTCAATTTCCTGTTACAGGTATTGCTTCCGCTAACTACTATACTCCTGGACAGAACATTGCTGACAGCGGTAATTCTTACTTGAGCGACATCAAGAAGAACGAGAAAATCATCACTATTGATGACGTACTTCTTTCTTCGACATTCCTCAGTTCTATCGACGATGTAAAAAATCATTACGACATCCGTTCCGTCTATGCTGGTGAGCTTGGTAAAGCGCTTGCTAAACGTTTCGATGAAGCGATTGCTAAAGTGTTTATCGCCGCCGCTCGTGAAGCTACTCCAGGCGTTACTGGTGGAAAGCTTGGTGGAGTACTTGACGTATCTGCTAACGCGATGGGAACACCCGCTGACGGTTCTGACGACTCCGACAATACTGATCCAACAGGAGCAGAGCTTGTTGCCGCGTTGTTTACAGCCGCTCAAAAGCTCGATGAGAACGACGTTCCTTCCGATGGAAGATTCTGTGTTCTTCGTCCTCAAGAGTATTACAAGCTTATCACTGGTGGTAGCGGAGCGCTCGTTATCTCGACTTCTGCGTCTAATCAAGACGTTGGTGGTTCTGGATCACTTGCTTCTGGTTCTATCGCTCAGGTTGCTGGTATCAGCATCTTCAAGTCTACTCACCTTCCATCGGCTGACTTGTCTTCCACCTCTACAGGTGACGGAGCATCTTCTAACGATGTATTCGGTTCAGGCGGCGTAGGGTACAATGGTAACTTCACCAACTCGCTTGGTATCGTTGCTCACCCATCGGCTGTTGGAACTGTTAAGCTTCTTGATCTTGCGACTGAGTCCGAGTATCAGATGGAGCGCCAAGGAACTCTGTTTATTGCGAAGTACGCGATGGGTCACGGAATACTCCGTCCTGAATGTGCTATCGAATTACAGAAGTAGTCCATTCTTGTTTGGTTGTGTTGAGGGGAGCGAGGGTTTTAATTTTCGTTTTGACCTCGCTCCTCTCTCGCAATCAGATTATTCTTTAACTTTATTCTTACCTTTTATATATGGCACTTACATCGAAGCTTGAAGCAGTCAACACAATGATTGGCGTAGTAGGCGAAAGCCCCGTCAATTCAATTAGCGGTAGTAGTTTACCTGTGTCTGTGGTGACCGCTTTAAACGTCCTTGATGAAGTCAATAGAGAAGTCCAATCGGAAGGATGGCATTACAATACCGAGCATGTGTATCCACTTGTAAGAGACGCCTCTAATAAAATCAATCTTCCCGCTAACACGCTTAGAGTCGACGTTCCAATCGACAAGTATAACGACATAGACATCGTACAGCGTGGTACTACATTATACGACAGGAAGAACCACACCGACGTCTTTGGCGAAGACCTAGACGTTTCTATTACTTTTGAACTTACCTTTGAACAACTACCACAACAATTTAGAAGCTACATCACGATACGAGCGGCACGTAAATTTGCTAATCGCTTTCTTGGGTCTCCTGAGATCGAGAGCTTTACGCTTCGTGACGAGATTAACTCAAAAGCTACAGCGATAGATAGCGACAGTGAAAACGCAGATCGTAATATATTTGACAATTATGACGTATTACGTGTTGTAGATCGATAGACATGCCGTTACTTACTACTTCTGTACCGAACCTCGTTCAAGGTGTATCGCAACAGCCTGACAATTTAAGATTTCCTGGACAAGCTGAAGAGCAAGTAAACGCTTTTAGCTCCGTTGTAGACGGGCTTACAAAACGTCCTCATACCGATCATATAGCGGCGTTGGGAACGACGCTTGAGAACGACGCCTTAGTCAGCTTTTTTGACAGAGACGTAGCGAATAAACACGTCATGTTGTTTAATCATTCTGGTGGTACTACTTCGTTAAACATCTTTAATACTACCAATGGATCGGCTGTAACGACGACTATAACTTCAGCCGCTCAGACGTACCTAAACGGTGCTACTAATCCTTTAAGCGACTTCAGAGTGTTGAACGTTGCTGATTATACTTTTGTCGCTGACACAGGTAAGACTGTTGCTATGGCGGGTACGACTTCAACCGCGCTTCCAAACGAAGCTGTTGTCTTTGTTAAGCAAGGTAANGACGGAACGACTTATACCGTAACTATCAACGGAAATGCTGCGACTGCTAGTGGTACTTATACTCCTCATCATAGCTCCGAAACCATCGCTTCTGATTTAGCTACGGCTATATCGAGTTTAGCTGGTGTTACATCTGCTACCGCTAACGGTTCAGTTATTAAGATCGTCATGTCGAGTGATTTGAACATTACCGTTAGTGACAGTCTTTCTAACACAGGTCTAGGACTCGTGTATAAATCGGTATCAGCGATTACTGATCTTCCTATCAAATGCTTTAACGGACATCGAGTCAAAGTCAAAGGCGATGTGGAACTTGTCCAAGACGATTACTACGTTAAGTTTGAGACTAAAGACGGTGCTACATTCGGCGAAGGGACTTGGGTGGAAGACGTTGGGTACGGCGTTCAAACGACGCTTGATAACACGACTTTACCGATCCAGATCGTTCCTACTTTTACAGGAAGTACAATTACTTCGTATGCTGTGGATGTAGCGACGTGGACTAATCGACTTGTAGGCGACGATGAAACGAACCCTAATCCGTCCTTTGTCGGCAAGACAATCAATGACATCTTCTTCTTTAAGAATCGCCTTGGACTGTTGACTGACGGCTCTGTTATCTTTTCCGAAGCTGATGAATATTTTAACTTTTTCAGAACGACCGTATTATCGCTTTTAGACGGCGCTCCCATCGATGTTGGAGTTGCTCATACCAAGGTATCTACGCTTAAACACGCTGTACCTTTCCAAGAAAAGCTTGTGTTGTTCAGTCCTCAATCACAGTTCGTATTAAGAGGAGCAGATTTACTTACAGCTAAAACCGTTAACATCTCGCCTATAACCGAGTATAACGTGACAAGCGACGTTAAGCCGTTGGCACTTACTAACTACGTTTACTTCAGCTTTCCACGCGATAGCTACGAAGGTCTATACGAGTTTTACGTCGATAAGGATACAGATATATTTGATGCTTCTGAAATCACTTCTCAAGTACCTACTTATGTTCCATCGTCTTTAAGACAGCTTATTGGTACGCCTAGTGAGGACGTTATAGTCGCGTCTACTACAGACAACTTAAAACATTTATATGTGTATCGTTACTTCTGGCAGAATCGTGAAAAGATACAATCTGCTTGGATGCGCTTTGAGTTTGCGAAAGACATCGTGGGTGCTGGTTTTATAGACAGCGATTTGTTTGTCGTTACAACCGATGGTCACCTCGAAAAGATGGCGATGGAAGCGGGACATAAAGACACAGGTAAAACGTACGCTATACATCTTGATAGACGTGTCGCAAGTTCTTCGCTTACAAGGTCTTACAGTGCCGCTAGCAAGAAGACGACTGTATCGACGATGCCTTACGATCCAGCTGGTGCAGTTGTTTATACAGCCGATGGATTGCGTTTACCCCTTACTAGAACTTCAACAACAGAGTTTACGATTGAAGGCGACTACTCGTCCACATCGTTCTTTGTCGGTCTTGAATACGAATCTCTTTACACGTTCTCAACGCAGACTTTAAAGCAACCTACAGAACGTGGAGGACGAGCGTCTTCTAACTTTACTCATCAAGTACTACGTCGTGGTGCTGTTGATTACGACGCTACAGGACACTTTACAATCGAAGTTACCCCGCAATACAGGGATACATATTCATACGCTTTTAACCCGTCTACATTGGGTGCTGATGCGGTGATAGGTTCACTTGTGCTTGACAGCGGATCGTTTCGCTTTCCTATTCAATGTAAACACGATGACGTTACAATCAAGATTAAATCAAGTTCAGCATTACCGATGAAACTATTAGCCGCTGAATTTGAAAGCTTTATACATGCACAATCAAAACGATACAGTTGAGTACATTTATAACGACTGTCGGATTGATCCCGCCAATGGGGAGTTTGATTGGTTGCCTTTATACGAAGATATGCGCACCCAAGACATGTTAGAAATAATAGGTCTAGGTCAACATCCTCGTATCGCGCTTCAAGAGAGTTATAAGGTATCAGAAGAAGCGTGGACATTGACTACGCTTGATATGCGCATGGTTGGTAGCTTTGGCGTGTGTCCAGCGATCAGACAACCGAACGTCGGTGTTATATGGTTACTTGGTACTCACCGTATGCACCTTATTAAAAAGACTTTTATCAAACATTCAAAGGAGTGGATAGATCGACTTATGGGCGATTATAACGTATTGACAAACTATGTCATGGAATCAAATGAACTTTCAGTCCGTTGGTTAACGTGGTTAGGGGCGACCTTTACCGACGTTGACATCGACGGTTACAAACAATTTTATATATACAAAAATAACAATTCTTAATTATCATGTGTGAAGTAACGGCATTAGGTTTAGGTATAGCGAATCTAGCTTTAGGCGCGACTGCGGCGGGAGCTTCTTTCGTAGGACAACGTCAACAAGCGAAAGCTCAGTCGGCATACCAAAGACAAGCTTCTATTGCCGAGCGACAACGCGCCTTACAGGAACAACGTTCGATAAGGATGCGCCAAGGACAAGAGCAAGAAGCGACTAATCGCGAGATATTTGAGGCTTCAATAAAAGGCGCTAAAAAAGAATCTACTAATGTTACAAGCGCTGGTGAAGCTAATGTGTCAGGACTTTCGGTTGACGCTGTAGTAAATAATTACAAACAACAAGAAGCGGCATACCGACTGGGTCTAACTCGTCAACAAGAGATGAGAGACGTACAAACAGGACTCGCTTTGACGGACGCTGGATTTCGTACTGTTAATAGACAGATAGGAATTAATCAACCCGTACGTAAACCAAGCTTCCTTGAAGGCGGTTTAGGCGTCGCTAGTAGCGGCTTGAGCGGGTTTGCAAGTGGGTACGGTCTTGGACGAGAAATTGAATTAAGTCGAACCCCTAAAAACCCTAAAGTATCCTAACTATGGCGACTAAACAAAGAGTACAGGTTCGAGACTTAGCTGACGCCCCAAGGCTTCAAGCGACGATACAAAGCGGTGGTAACTACAATGTAGCCGTTCAACAGGCGGGTGATAACAAGATGTTACAGCTTGCTAGGTCGTTGGAAATGGTTAATCCGATGTTGCGTGATTATGCGGCGTTTACAAAAATAAAAAGAATAGAAGGGGAAGAGCAACGCGCTAAAGGTGAACAGTTCTTCGCAGAAGATTCGACAAAAGCGTTAGCGTCGTTAGAGGCACGGAGAAGTAAAACTAAACAACAACTTCGTAGTCTTGCAGAAAAAGGCGTAATAGACGAACGCTCGAACCCTGACTTTCTATTAGGCATTAAAGCGGCAAGTAGTAAGTCAAAGGCTAAAGAATTTAGACGTCAGTTA